GCTTGTTGATCTGCAAATGTCACAACCTCGTGTTTTTGTTCAAGATTATTTTCATTAATCGATACATTAAAACGTGTAGTAATCCTTTAGTTACACACTACGTAGGTGGATCAGCCCACGTAGCAGTCTACGGTGATTGTTGGAGCGGCTAACTCCTCCTCTAAATAGAGGTTCGGCTCGAGGTCCGGCCTATGTGTGCAAAGCCTATAATATACATTCTAAGTTCACGGTAGACGACTACATATAAATTATGGTATCCATGTACACACACCTATTTTTATTAACATGAGCGGATAGGTCCACTCAGAGGGATACATAAAGTTGTCCAAACTATGCAGCTGGTGCATTTTTATCAGAAAACACAATACGTCTCGACACGTAGCGACAAATGAATTCGTGCTCCGTTATGTCAGCGATGTAATCATCGATATCTTCAGCAGAGAAATCGATGACGCCCTCGTGAACGAGATTTATTAGTGTATAAACTGACCAAGGTAGGAGAAATGGCGGAGGCGAAACCGCACGTCTCCTATAACGACCGGATTGGGGTTGGTAGCTGGGTGTTGCCAGGGTATCAATAATCAAATACACTGCATATACAAGTACAATGACAGTGAGAGAGAAAATGACGTGCTGGAAGAACATGCTACGACCACAGTTGACAACCTGAAAGGAATTAACAATGTTTCCTTCGGTATCAACAACCGGAATAATACTTTCCACGAAACATTCTTGTGGAATGTACTCGCCTGCTTGCTTGCTATACAATTCAGCATTCTCAATCGTATCTACATCATCAGGTTCGATACCTCGAATGTAACGATCCTTCCAATGCTCGACACGATCATCATACGTTTGGTCAAGCATCGTGCACATATGCGATATTTCTGCCCTCTCGGCAATCTCACGCATCTGTTCACGACGCTTCTCGTAAATACCCTCGCCATGGTTAAACCATTCACGAAGAGCACCATCGATATTGTCAGCAGCAAGCTTTTCTTTGGTATTGGCCTTGGACTTCAGATTTGAATGGAGACTCTTGAAAATTGAATCTTCATCCAACGCTCCCATAATGCATCCAGTGCGTGCGCAGAAAACATTTTTTCTTTTCAGGAAATCGGCATCTACATCACGCATAAAAGCTGTGGGAGTAGATTCCTTGTCGGGCATTGTGAAAACCATATCATGCTTGGCAAAAAATTCAGCACAATATAAATGGTTGAAATCGTCATTACCCTGTTTCACGGATCCTTTCACGTCGTCACCGTAAGTCATCAAGGCACAAATATCACGGAATTTGGTTTTATTTTCCACACCTCGCAGATCGTAGTATGCGCTGCGAAAGAGTAGAGAATTTACCACTGAATTGATGTACACAGTCAGATTTTGCCCCGAAGGGTTAGAACCAATGTGTTGAATCAAATCACCATTGTATGCCATCACTGGATAACAAATGTCAGTGGCAATTCCAGTCATGATTGTGATGTCTCTCTCAGAGTAACCGCAAATGCGCGCAATCTCAATGAGAATACGAAATGCAGAAAACATTACTTGAGCGGGCATGCGCAAATCATACTTTGAATAGTCCCCAGCGAGGATTCTATCCTCACCATGCTTCCGCATATGCTCAGAGAGATGGGACCAATCTGGTCCCTGACAATTAACACCAACAGCACACTCCGATAGAGCTGGAAACAACGACAGTATTCTCGCGATAGGCAAGAAGTACTTGCGTGTCATCATTTGCAATACAATTGGAGCAGCTTGAAACACACGCACCTTATCCTTCGATGATTTAGTTGGTTCATCTTTTAAACAGGCCTTGAAGGCAGGATAGTATCGCTCTCCCTGAGCGTACATCCCCTCCGC